ATGCTACCAACACCAGCAACCAGAGATTACAAGGGGGCGAGAAAATTAGAAACAATGGAACAAATGAGAAAAAAAAGCAAAAGAGGTTTGACCTTGAACGATGCAAATGCAATACTTGGGAGCAGTTTCCAACTAAACCCCCTATTTGTGGAGGAGATGATGGGCTTCCCAGAGAATTGGACTCTATTACCTTTTCTAAATGGCGAAACGAATCTATCAAAGCCTATGGAAACGCCATAGTGCCGCAAGTGGCATTGCAGATATTTAAAGCCATAGAGCAATATGAAAATATAAAAAGGGGAAAGGATAATAACTAACAATTTAATGGGCGGCTGGCAAAGCCCTTAGATTTTTGTTAGCGGTTAAATTGACAACCTTTCCCTTTTTTTTACTTTAGCATACACAATGAAACAACAAATGGCAAACATTACTCAAGAGCAAGAAGGCGTGGAAAGTTTTAACGCTTGGATAGAAGATTTAGAAGAAAGCAAGCAGCCAGAAGCTTGTAACATTGATGATCCTAACTGCGAAAATTGCGGTAGTTGAAAAGCGAAGAATCAATATTGCAACAGACTTGCGTAAAATGGTTCAGATATGAGTACCCACAGCATCAACGCTTTTTAGTGGGCATTCCTAATGAGGGGCAAAGAACACCTAAGAACGGCGCAAGAATAAAAGCGCAAGGAATGATAGCTGGGATTTCAGATCTAATACTTTTTGATCCAGAATCAGTACAAATGCCTATATTCTTAGAATGCAAAACGCAAAAAGGTAGGCAAAGCCAAAGCCAAAAGGAATTCGAAGCAGAATATACCGAGGCTGGTTATAAATATCATATTTTCCGCAGCTTTGATGAATTTAGAGAATTAGTAAATAACTACTTGCAATGATAATACTATCCGACCCAGGCTGCGAAATAGAACACATTACCCAGCAAACAGAAATAGAACAACCTGACTAATGAGAATGCTCTGCCCTATGTGTGATGGTGAAGGGATGCTAAAAACAACCTACAAGAAAACCAATTCCTACGGCATAGAAATAAGATTAGATACTTACGAGCCTTGCCCCCTTTGCATAGCCAGCGGAGAAGTGCAAGTAATAGATGCAAAATATGACTAATCATCAACTTTGGAATCGCATCTACAAAGCCATTTATAAGCTTACCGGATGCCGAGATATGGCGCACAAAGAAGCCAACCGAAGGCTATTAAAGCAGAATTAATACCTTTGCATAAGTAACAAGCTAACAATTATGCCATTACCAACGCCAAATATAGAAGAAAGCCAAGAGGAATTTATGAGCCGATGTATGGCTGATGGCATTATGAATTTTGAATTTCCAGATTCAGAACAACGGTACGCCGTTTGTATGACTCAATATACTGAGAAATTAATTGCAGACTTTAGAAATAATTTATGAAAACCGAACTAATTAAGCTGTCATCTATCAAAAGCAACCCTAACAACCCCAGGGTTATAAAAGATGATAAATTTAAAAAGCTGGTACAGTCTATTCAAGACTTTCCAAAAATGCTGGAAATACGGCCTATTGTCGTTAATGATGACAATATTATTTTAGGCGGTAATATGCGCTTAAAAGCCTGTAAAGAGGCCGGGCTAAAGGAAGTGCCGGTAATTAAAGCATCCGATTTTACAGAGGATGAGCAGCGACAGTTTATTATCAAGGATAATGTAGGTTTTGGAGAATGGGATTGGGATATGCTTGCTAATGACTGGGAGAGCGAGGATTTAACAAATTGGGGTCTTGATATTCCAGGGTTTGAACCCGAGCAATTAGAAGCAGAGGAGGATGACTACGAAGAACCTGCAGACATTAAAGTAGATGTTGTACTTGGTGATTTAATTGAAATAGGAGAGCATCGATTGCTTTGTGGAGATAGTACGACAGCAATCAAGTGGCAAAGTTGATGAATGGGGAGAAGGCGGATATGGTATTTACTGACCCACCTTATGGGATTAGTGTAGTAAAAAATGATAAAGTAGGTGCTGATTTTGGAATTGCAAAAAAAGGTAAATATTCAGAAGTGATTGCTGATGATACAACCGAAACCGCAAAAGAATTTTATGATACTTGCATTAGTTTAGGAATGGATAAATTTATTATTTGGGGCGGTAATTACTTTGTTGATTTTTTGCCTTTTAGTGATGGTTGGTTAATATGGAACAAAAGGGCTGGGACTGATATAAGAAATACTTTTGCAGATGGCGAAATGGCTTGGTGCAGTTTTCATACACCAATAAGAATTTACGACCAACTTTGGAACGGAATGATTAGAGAAGGCGAAAAAGAAAAAAGAGTACACCCAACACAAAAGCCAATAAGAATATTATCAGAAATAATTACAGACCACGTTAAAGGCAATTTATTATTTGATGGCTTCCTCGGCAGCGGCTCAACAATGGTAGCAGCCCACCAACTTAACCGCAAATGCTACGGCATAGAGTTAGACCCTAAATACTGCCAAATAATGATAGACAGGATGCACAAATTAGATCCATCACTCGAAATAAAGATTAACGGCAAACCATATCAAGTTAAAGAAGTAGCATAATGGCATATGACCGAAAGAAAATATTTGAACAGGCAAAGGAAGCTATAGGTGCGAACAATCTCTTTTTTATTGAGGATATTGTGGCTTTTATTCCTTGTAGTAAGCCTACGTTTTATGATTTTTTCCCAGTTGAATCTAACGAACTTAACGAGTTAAAGGAATTGCTGGAACAAAACAAGATAAAAACCAAATCCAGCATTAGGGCAAAGCTTTATAAATCACAAAAAGCAGCGGAGTTACTGGCTTTATATAGATTGATAGCAACACCAGAGGAGCATCAAAAGCTAAACCAGCAATACATAGACCACAGTACTAAAGGTGAAAGGGTACACACCCCATTAGTTAGTTTTATTAAAACAGGCGAAAGTGGAGATTAGCCACAAGTATGAACCACTATTCTACAATACTACACGCTACTTCATAATTACAGGTGGGCGTGGATCTGCCAAGTCTTTTTCTGTAAATGTATTCTTAGCCTTGATGACTTACGAGGTAGGTCACCGCGTACTATTTACACGCTATACAATGGCCAGCGCGCATAAGTCTATTATTCCAGAATTATTGGAAAAGATAGACCTAATGCAAAAACACCCCGATTTCGATGTAAATAGAAACGAAATAAAAAACGTAGTTACCGATTCGAGCATTATATTTTCTGGAATTAAGACCAGTTCCGGCAACCAAACCGCCAACCTCAAATCTTTGCAAGGCATTACTACCTGGGTATTAGATGAAGCCGAGGAAATGACAGATGAAGAAACATTTGATACTATAGACCTATCGGTGCGTAATAAGCAGATGCAGAACCGCATCATACTTATTATGAACCCAGCCAGCAAAGAGCATTGGGTGTATAAGCGTTTCTTTCAGCAAGCAGGAGTTCAGCCTGGTTTTAATGGTGTGAAAAATGATGTTACCTACATACACACCGATTACAGAGATAACAAAGAGCATTTGGCAGATAGCTACCTAAGGCAGATAGCAGAGATAAAAAGACTAAACCCAGCAAAGTATCAGCATAAGATATTAGGAAGCTGGATGGATAAAGCAGAGGGCGTAATCTTTGAAAACTGGGTATTAGGAGATTTTGATAATAGCTTGCCGTTTATATTTGGGCAAGACTTTGGTTATTCTGTTGACCCTACAACGCTCATAAAAGTAGCCATAGACGAAAAGCGCAAAATAATATACCTTCAAGAATTGCTATACCGCACAGGCCTAAGTACCGATATGATAGCCTTTGAGAATAAACAAAAGGCAAAAGATGGGCTAATAGTAGCTGATAGTGCAGAACCAAGATTAATAGCAGAACTTAAAAGCAAACCGCATTATTGCAATATAGTACCAGCGCAGAAAGGGCCAGATAGCGTAAGATCGGGAATAGCCAAGATGCGAGATTACAAGATGATAGTAACGCCCGAAAGCATTAACTTAGTGAAAGAATTAAATCATTATATTTGGAGTGACAAAAAGAGCAATGTACCGGTGGATGACTATAACCATTGCCTTGATGCTGCTCGTTATGCCTTTGAGCGTTTAAGCAGAAAGCGTACTTTTGTAGCCGTTTAACCTTCCTTCACCGTTGATCCCCCAAAATTTTATAGCATGAATGTAATACAAAAGTTGGGGGCAAAGATTTTAGGCATTGATGCCCAGAAAGATTTTTTACCCTTAGACCAAAACCAATTATTTCGCCAGCTATTTAAGTATTACGGCCAGAATACTCCAGTACAGCCGGAGTTTAATATGGAAGAGTATATCCGACAGGGGTATAACTACAACTTCCTTATTTACTCTATAGTTTCTTTTATTGCTCGCAAAGCCAGCAAGGTTGAATATAAAGCATATCGATATACCAAAGGAGGGCAAAAGGAAGAACTACCAGAACATCCAATTTTAGAATCTATTTATTCGCCTAACAGCTACCAGGGCAAAAGTGAATTTTTAGAGCAGTACCACGGCTTTAAATTGCTTACAGGCAATAGCTATATCTATACGCCCATCTTAGATAGTGGCATTAACAGAGGCAAGTTTACAGAGATGCATGTTATGCCTGCCCATTGGGTTGAGATTGTCAGCGGTGGTATGTTTAACCCAGTTGGTGGCTATCGGTTAAGGTATGGCGATGATGTAAAGCCTTTTGGTGTAGATGAAGTGTTGCATAGCAAATACGCCAATTACTATTATGACAATGGCGAAAACTTGTATGGTCAAAGCCCGATCCAAGCAGCCTGGCCACTACTTCAAAAAAGCAATAGCAATATAGCAGCAGCAAAAAGCAGCTTTGATAACAAAGGAGCGCAAGGGGTGCTATTTGATAAAAGCGAAGTTACCAGCAATGGTATGCGCCCACAGCTAACAGAAGAGCAGTTCCAAAAGATGCAAGCGCGTTGGGATAAAAAGATTAGAGGCCCAAAAAACAAAGGGCGAATACTTATGACTGCTGGCGATTTCGGATATATTGATTTGGGAATGTCACCTGTTGATTTGGCATTGATT